CCCGTTCTTTACGCCCGCTATCATGAAAACACCCGCAATGCCCTGACGTAAACTAGATGGGTTTTGCCCAAGAAAATTCAAGTCGGCATTGTCAAACGTTGCTGTGGTTGTTGTAAAATATTTGCGTTCCTTGTCTACATCATTTGCTCCTATTGCACAAGACTTGTACAATACTTCGGTGCACGAATTACTCAGCCCACTCAATCCACCCTCGGTGGGACGCGCATTTGATGGCGTACCACCTGAGGTGAGTTGATGCGTTTCAAGATACTCGATATCACCGGAATAGGCCAACGTGCATACAGCACTGTTTTGAACATTAACACGCGGCTGGACTGTCAGTCCTGCACGATTCACATAATAATAAGTGAACATATTTACCAATTGACAAATTTGTGTTGGAAAATAGTAAACCATATTCGGGGACACAGGCAAAATTCCTGAACTATGCCCTGAAACGGGCCCAGTGCCTCCTAGGTTAATGAAACCCAATGTATTTCCCACACCAGCTATATTTGCCACGCCAATTTGGCAAATTTTCAATTTAAAGTTCATGCGCATACATCCTGGCCGTCTACCTGCTCGAAACGTAACAATCATACCAGACTTACGGTTTCGAGCGTAGGAGAACGGTTCGTACATAGGTTCACGAACTTTACGTTCACGTGTTTTTCGAGCTCCAAAGCTCGCATATCCACCACGCCCACGACCCCGTTGTTGCGGGCCGCGTCGTTGTCGGGCTCGATTGAGCCGCAACTGTTTCTTCCGATTGTTCTCAGCAGCTTGTTGCTGAGTCAAACCTTTCTTGGTTAACTTCTGTTCACCAGGCATTTTACTAAGGGGCGGCTTAATGCGAACAGATTGCACAACTTCACGGTCTCGACGTTCCACGTCACCCGGTGTGTCATAATAGAGATTACTCTTCTTATAGGTACTCGGATTCTCAGCCATTCTGGCCATAACGTGGTCCTCAAACACACGATTTATGACCCCATTGTAATTCGGGTTACCTTGCAATTCTTGCTCGTCGGCGTGTTGTCGTAACTCCCGACGAGCACTTCTCATTGGATCTAAGTAATACTCCATTAGAGGACCTTGGGTTGTGGTTCGCCGCCCAAGAAGCACATTATCTTCAACCATGTTTTTATTCGCAATTACAAACAATTAGCGAACTTAACATAATTTTCGAAATAATGTATTTGGTCCTCATGACAATATTCTTTTATAATATTTGAATAAATCGGTCCGAAACAATAATTATCAAAATAATTTTCTAATATCTCTTGATGAATTATACTGATATTAAAGACTTCTTCAACTATCTGGCGTGTGGACATCTGAATATCTTTATAATTGGGGATAATGCTCAATGACTCTATATATAGCCAACGATGATAGGCATCAATTGTCTGATCTACAACAGGTTTATACCCTTCAGAACACCTCAACATTGCACGTGCAAAGGATTGCACAACAGGACAGCCTGAGTATTGGTAGATGAGGCTTAATGCCTTCGACCTAACCAAACCCATTTTAATGGCATTAGATGACCTAAAATATTTCATATTTGTCCATGCGAAATTCAAAATGACCTTTATAGGGTCACAAACTACAACTAAATGCGTTAAATCAAATATTTGACCACAAAAAGACGCATAATTTGGGGATTGTACAAACAAAAACTTGAGCTTAAATCCTAAACTATTTACTAAATCAGGAGTAAACATGGGCCCTACATAGGTGAAAATACAATCATCACCTTCTACAAGCAATCTAACATCCATGGCTCCTATCCTATCTAATAAAAACTTTGTAAGCATCAAGTTACTAAATCCATTTCCTAAACTAGTATTCATTTCGCCGGACATCCTGCGTGCCCTTATCAAAAATTTCCATTCTGTAAAGAAACACCTATTGAAATTCAAAAGTTGGTCAAGTAAACTAGAGAAATAGTGACCATCTGGTAGCAGTGAGAGGCATTTATAGTAAAATTGAAACTCACAAGCTAACATTATATCCCTAGTAAACGACGACTCAAAACTCGAATAATCTGTCACGACGTACCTCCGCAAATTTTGGTCACACGTCGCGACATCATTATATGCAATTTCCAAACCCAAAACATCAAGTATATACGTAGCCCGTTCAGGCACAGGTATCTTCTTGATAAAATAATTATGGCCTTGCTCAGACTTCATAGAGAACAAATGGTTTTCAATAACCTTGAAGATAGGACCAACTAGTACCTTGAAGTCGTCAGTTCTGGCCAAAATAGCGCGGGGGTATTTATAAAACGGGTATGCTTCATTCTTGATAAAACATTTCACAATCAATGTATTCAAGTCAAAATTCTTACGACCATCTGCGTAAGCACGGTATAAGATGGTAAGCTGGTTTTTCTTTTTGCGCGAATATGTAGTAGCCTCAAGCCAGCTCTTGAAGCTAACATCAGTATTTATTGGGAGAGGTTCAACATTGCCGTCAACCCATTGGTTAACGTACTTGTTGAACTCTTGATACGCAGGTAGATTTTGTAAGGACTCATCTTTAACACTACCCACTCTAGCAGCAAACGAATGATATTGATTACATCCATTATACATGTCCGGGTGAGGGTAAGCAGCGCCTTCAAAATGACATCCAGTTGAGAAACGTGCTGGCGATTTCTTATAATCAGACCAATTAGGAACACCAATCCCGTACCCTTCAAAAGTCTTATAACCGAGTCCGACATCTGAAATGACGTACCCGTGTTTGACCCGGACTTGCCTCCCCCGTTTAAACGACCATCTAATGGTCGATCAGGCATTGCACTCGCTGACACAAAACCCTTGATGATTTTAAATTTGTGATAGGCTATTATCTTTGTATTAGGCACTATTTGCAAATCTTCATTTCTACTAAACATAATGGGTGTCGTTAATCTCGAATTCGTCATCAAGTTTTCAAACGCAACCCAATCTGAGCAAACAGAATCTGTGACTCCTGATTGCATATAATTTGCTAATGCCTCATAAGAAATAGTCATATCTACAGATCGTTTGTAATAACATAATTTGAACAACCAAAATAGCTTAACGGAGTGTCTAACCTCAAAATTAACCACAACATACCGTGGATTCTTTACACCTAATTTGGTGGATTTCTGATTAATGGACCGTTCATCAGTTTTAACAGACTCAATGGGCCTCAGGTACCTACAGGTGACCTCCCGATAATTGGGAAAGAGATAAAATGTATAAGGCACATGCTTGGAGGGTAATACCTCCTCATAACAAAAGTTCAAATTGTCATAAGCCTTATGACTATCATCGGCCACCTTCTCGTCATCACCCAACCCAGCACCGGCATCTTTTACTTCCGGTGCTGGGACCAAACTGTTTAAACGTTTTATCTCCACGAGTGATGACTCATATAAGGCCTTATATTTATCCAATTCAGCTTTAAGTATATTTTGTTGCAGCAAGATGCCATCAACTCTCTTTGAAACAACATCCATATGATTTTTCCACGTTTCACATTGTTTTTGCATGGCATCCAATTTCTTTTGCGACTCCGTAACGTAATTATGGTGCTCCACCATCAATTTTTTATAATCATCTTTCATGCGAACAAGATCCTTTTGCAATTGTTCTGCATCAGGGGCAATGTTACATTTCAATTGTACATTCTTTAGATCTTCTTTTAATTTCAAATTTTCATCTTTAAGTTTCTTCAACGTAGTATCTTTCGGATCAAACGTCTGGTCATGTGAATACTTACACCTCCCATTGTTACATTTGCCTTGCGCAAAATAAACACAGGGTTTTGGGCTCTTACACTGATCATCACACAACCAAGACATGCTCTTATGCTCCCTACGTTTGGACTTCTCACGACGACATTTGGTGCAAAATGCATTCTTAGTGCAATACTCACTACAACAAACACGCATGTCGTCTTCCAAAGGTCTAGCTTCACGGCATATATCACAAAACATCCATGACTTATCATGCCGTGGAACTTTGCA